CGACAGCCACCGAAACTCAGATGTCAGGTCGGCCCTCAATCCGCTGACGCTGTTTGCCCACAAGTATAAAGTTGCTATACTTGGGATTAACCATCTGAGCAAGAAATCTGACCTTGATGCCATCTACCGCACCTTGGGGTCTATCGGCTTTGTGGGGGCTCCAAGAGCAGTATGGGGAGTAGCATGGGATAAACACGATGATCGTGGCTCCCGGCGGCTAATGACGCCGATTAAAGCCAACCTGAGCGTAAGCCCGGACACGATCGCTTTTAGTATCGTGGACGGGGTAGTTATGTTCGAGGCCGAAGCAATGCAGATGACCGGGAACGAAGCATTTGGCAGCGATCAGGGCGACCGAACCGACAGGATATCGGCAAGGGAATTTCTCCAGGATATGCTTGGAGAACAAGATAAAAAAAGTACGATCCTCGTAAAAGAGGCACACGGCTCCGGCATCAGCAAGCGGACTTTAGACCGGGCAAAGGATGAGTTGGGGGTTAAATCCTACCGTTTGGGCGACTGTTGGTACTGGAGTTTGAATCGTGAGTAGGGAGAGTTGGCAATGTTGGTAATGTTGAATGTAAGTGCAGTAGTAGTAGAGAGTTGGAAAGGTTGCCACAAGGTTGCCATGGCAATGTTGCAAGGTTGCCAAAGGGATGGTTGGCAATGTAGTGGCAATGTTAATAAGTGCATGGCCTATAAAGGGTTATGGTTAAGGTTGCCACAAGGTTGCCAAATAGAGAATTTCTAAAAAGGAGTGAAGTTATGGCAGGGAAAATAATCAGGATATGGGTTTCGGGTATAGCTCGAACGTCGGGATCTCACAACTCTTACCGGGGCCGGATTGTCCATGCGAGCAAGTACACGAAAAAATGGATGGACTCTGTGGCCTGGACGGCAAAGAAGGAATACGGCGAAAGGCAGATACTTCTCGAAGGGCCGATCAAGTTAGTTGTGGAGTTTTATTTGCCCCGCCCACAGGGCGATTATACTACTGGCAAGAACGCCGGAAACTTAAAGCCATCGGCCCCGATGTATCATATCAAAGTGCCGGACGCCGACAAGCTTGCGAGGGCGGTCCAGGATGCTCTAACGAAAGTGATCTGGCACGATGATAAACAGGTCGTCGATCTCCGTTCCCTGAAACATTACGAGACACCCTACAACCCGCCGGGCGTTGCGATCTATGTCGAGGAACTTGATCTCGGGAAAAACCAAAAGAGGTTCCTGGATAACGTCAAAGAAAAAGACAATCTTTTCAAGAAAGGGTAGGAAGATGGCAGACAAAGACAATAAAGCCCTTGACAATAAAGAAACACAAGAATAGATTACGGACTGCTATGTATCAAGGAAATACACTAACCCGAAAGGAGGGCAGCACCAATGGATTAAAAAGTCTAAACAGAAACAGCGTAAGAGAAAATGGGCGGGCCGAACCCTTCGCAGAGATTGGCCTGCCCAATATTGAACCCGAATGCAATAACATATTCTGTCAAATTTGTGGAGACAAAGAATGAAAAAAAAACACTACTACCATCCCGAGTGTTCTTGTGATTGTTGCCGCACGCTCAAGGAACACGGCGACAAGTTCATACTGGACGAATCCGCCATTGCCGAACACAGGCGAAAAAAGAAAGAGATAATATATGGGGAAGAGCCAAAACCCCAAACAGTCATCGTATGCTTCGAGAGCGGCCACTGCAAGAAGATCACAGGCGAGTGGAAGGGCGACAAGGTAAATTCGCATGTCGTAACACTATGGGCAGAATGGGAGAAACCCAACGGCAAGATCGTCCACGTCAACAAGGACAAAGTTGAGTATTACGAGGAAGTGTAATCATGCCTAAGAAGAAGAAGGCTAAGTCGCAACAAGTAACAGTAGGCAGACCAACAAGGTATCTCAGGCGATATGACGAAGAGGTTTACAAGTTATGCCTATTGGGTACAACTGACGAACAGATAGCCGACTTCTTTCTCATAAGTACTTCCACGTTAGACAACTGGAAGAAAAGGCACCTTACATTTATGGAGTCCCTAAAAAGAGGCAAGAAACACGCTGATGGTTGCGTAGCTCAAGCCTTATTCCACAGAGCCTGTGGATATACTCATCCAGAAGTGAAAGTATTCTGTAATGATGGTGATATTGTCACGTTCGACACATTCAAGCACTATCCTCCAGACACAGGTGCCTGTTTCATCTGGCTGAAGAACCGAGCCGGCTGGAAAGATAAGCAGGAACACGAACACGGTATAGCAAAAGATACAATCGACCTACTAAGGATGATTGATGGCAAAAGCAAAGGAATGCTCCCAGACAGATCAGAGGGTGAAGACGCTGGGAAATAGATACTGGCGTTTGAACAACCTCTACTGGATAATGACCGAACAGGGCGAGAAGATTAAGTTTACCTTCAAGGCCCGGCCAGTGCTTGAGTTATTGTATTATGCTATGTGGTGGCTCAACATCATTCCTAAGAGCCGACAGCATGGGATAACCACATTTATAGCAATCTTCCTACTCGATGCCTGCCTATTCAATTCCAATGTCAGGGCAGGGATCATCGCCCACAAGCTCACAGATGCCAAGAAGATATTCAGAGATAAGATCAAGTATGCCTATGAACACCTGCCGGAAGACCTCAAAGCAGCGAGAACACTGGTCAAAGACGATAGCCAGGAGATAATGTTCAACAACAATTCAGGCATATACGTCGGAACATCTATGCGGTCAGGGACGCTCCAGTATCTCCATATAAGCGAATATGGGTGGATTTGTACTCATGCACCCCAGAAAGCGGCTGAGATCAAGGCTGGGGCGATGGAAACGGTACATGAGGATGGCATCCTATTCGTTGAGAGTACATTCGAGGGGCCGATAGGTGATTTCCCCACGATGTGTAATGATGCCGAGGCGATCCGTGTCAGTGGCAGAGAATTAGGCCGAATGGATTATAGGATACATTTCTTTGCATGGTGGCAGAAGCCAGAGAATGTAACCGACCCCAAGTTTGTACAGATAAGTCCCGAACAACACAAATACTTCGATAAGCTGGAAAAGATATTCCGCAGAACATTCCCCCCAGAACAGAGAGCATGGCACGTTGCCAAGAAGAAAGTCCTGAAGCACCTCATGTTCAAAGAGCATCCAAGTACATTTGAGGAAGCCAGTATAGCATCAGTGGAAGGGGCTTATCACGCTGAGTACATAGCTGAGATGAGAGAACGTGGACGGATATGCCGGGTACCGCACTTACCGTCCCATCCTGTCTTCACGGTATGCGATCTCGGAGTCGGTGGTCACATGCCCTGGCTGTTCTTCCAGATGGTCGGTTTGGAATGCCACATCATCGACGAGTTCTGCCTGGACGATAAAGCAGACGTACTCGGTGGGGCGCCGTTCTTCAAGAGAATGCTGGACACAAAGCGGATTGACCTCGGTTATTCGTTCGGCAAGTACTTCTGTCCGTTTGATGTGAATAAGGGCGAGATCGGAACCGGCGTTACGATCTACGAGACATTCAAGCAGAACGGGATCACCTTCACAGTCCTGCCCTTGGAGACTAACGTAATCGACGGCATCCACCGCTTACAGAACTACTTCCCGATCATCTACATCGATGCGGCGAAGTGCCCGAAAACTATCGAGGCATGGTCAACATACCACAGGGAGTGGATTGAGAACCTCCAAAGATATGATATAAAACCCCACAAGGACAAATCAGAGCACCTTGCAGACGCTGGAAGATATTTGAGTATGGTACTTGACAAGAGATTATATATCATGGACGATAGGAACCGTAATCTACAAGCACAGGCAGAGCAGGAGTATCATGGATGAGACTTGTAAAATGGACAATTAGCCCCGTGGATCAGCAAGGGAATTGGCTTGGGAAGATTAACGCATATTTGAGTAAGGCTATTTCAGTAGAAATGCACACAAAGGCTTGTGGTAGCTGCGGTGAAGACAGAACAATAGTAATTTATGCCGTCTTGGAAGGCGTTGATGGCTCTGTTGGCTTGAATGGAGTACCCGATGGACACTGAAAGAATAAAAGAATTAAGTCCTTGCATTGACTGCCCGTACTTGTATAAACTAACCAATAAGTGCATTGCTAAAGAGCAAGGGGCAGAGTGCCCACGGGATGTGGAGCAGCCCCGGCAAGAGTTCGCACAAGAGTAAAGGAGTTACTATGAAGCATCCACAACTCTTAGGATTCAATTTCAGATACAAGTTCGGTGGTGGCGGTTCGGCTAAAATGCCTCCAGCCCGGGCACTGATAGCAACCCCCGAAACATTATCCCAACAAGCCCAAGGTGCCGGACAAGCGGAAAGGTCGCGCTCATTCACAAAGCGAGGCCGGAGAGGAACAATCTTCGCAGGCCGTCGTGACCTCGCACCGGCCAAAACCTCGGCAGCAGAATTAAGGCAGACATTATAAAGGAATGAACTATGGATGGAGTAAAAGGTTCGGACTATGGTCCTGAGAAGTGTTTAGACTGTAAGTATTTCGACCCCAACGAAGGCGGTGCCAATGGCAAGTGCCACAGATTCCCACCGTCAGTATCTATCACCCTGGTACCCGCCGGTATTGATATGCTGACCCAAACCCCAAAGCTGAAGAGTGTCGAACTTAACGCCTACCCGACACCCGCAGCAGAGCAGTGGTGTGGAGAGTGGCAAGATAGTAAATAGAAACGAGGAATAACCA